AACTTTCGAGTATCTTTTGGCTTTTTCGGCCGATAGGGTTTGCGGGCCGCTTTTGCTAATTCGATCGGATCCCGATCGAATTTCACTTTGTAGGTAGTGCCATCAATATTTATTGTTTGCATAGTTCATTCTCCATTAGATAAGTATTCAGCAGCTGCAGCGCGTGCTCGGCGCTTGCCAAGCCTTCGTCAGGCTCGCCCATGTTATAGAGCGCGGCCGATAGCGCTGCGCGCGCTTGCCATAACAGCGCTTCATTCGCGCCGGTGAGCGCGGCCGTTTCCTGAGCGCCGATGAGCGCCTCTTTTAATTTACCCATGTTTCAACCCTCCATTAGTATTTTTTTAAGATACGGTATTGCATAGCCCGTTAGGTTCGACAATTCTTTGAGTGTCATATTGAGATTTTGCTCATATATCCGCCGGATATCATCATGCGTTAATCCGTTGATTGAGCGCTTCAGTGTATATGCCATGGTTTACCCTCCAGAGTTACCAGCGCGCAGCGCCGTGAGTTTCAATTGTAGGAATTAGGCGCGCCGGTACGGGCGCGCGTCGAGTGATATACCGGCCATTGGCCGGCGGATAATCAAGCCACCGAATGACGCGGTTTTCGTCATCCAATAGCCCGTATTGCAAGCGGCCGCGGCCGCTCATATCGTGCAGCAACCGCAACAGGGCGCATCAATGCAGCGGCCGCGCGCGTTGCGGTAATAGTCACGCGGCCCATGTTCGCCGATCAGCGTCACGGTATCAATTCGGGCCGCTTTGCGCTCCAATAGCACCGAGCGGCCGCGTTGCCATTGGATAACATCCCCGGGCAATATGCGCGCGCCAGTGGCCGCGCAAAAGCCATCATATTTCGCTGTGATTGTTTTCATAATTAACCCTTTAGATAAGTTTCAGGATCCTCGAAACAATCCCAGCAAGCGAGCCAAAAAACCCGATCCAGGTTAGCCGCGTGATCCGACAATTCGGCGTCATCCCATGCGCCGTATTCGCGCAAAATACTTTTCAAAAGCGCCGGATTAATATCGGGTTTTGATTCGGCCGCAACGACCGCATCATTCGCGCCGGTATGGCATACGTTATCAATTTGCGCTTGCGTGATTGTGAATTCAACGCGGCCGGAACCGTCGCACCAAAAATAATTTGTCATTTTAATAATCCCTTCCTTTGATTTGAACAAAACCGCCCATATCGCGCTTAGCTTTGCCTTTTGCATACAAGGCAACAACAACGCGCTCGGGCTCAATATGTCGAACATCTGTATCGTCACCGTCAACAACCGGCCATCCGCGAAACTCGGCCGGAATATCCGCTTGGCGCTGAAATACAACGGCCGTCCGTTTGTTGGCCGGATTCGTCAGACCCTTGATGCTGATCGGCTTGGGCGTTATCGCGCTGAATGAATACGTCAGATCATAATTACCGGCCGTTTTTCCCGCCAGATTCCGGCTAGGATGCTTGGTGTAATCATAAAAAGTAATATCAGGAAACATCTGGAAAATTGTTTTTCCGTCCACCTGGATGTTTTCGAACGGAATATCGCTTGTACCGTTCGGCCGAACGAGCGGTATCAAGCCGAGCTTTTCGGCTCGGCGTTGATGCGTCCAGACATCGGCGGCCATGGACAGCATAAAAGCGCGTTGATTCTGGCGGAAAAATTCGGTCTTGGCCGCGCGCGCTTTTTGTGTACTGTTAAAAGCACCGCGTCCGGCCGAGTTTAAGCAAGGGTCAAAACATCCGGCTTGTATCGCGAACGGGCAAAGCTTTTTATCAGGCACTAGGTAGCAGATGGCCGTCAGATAGCCGATCTTTTCGCCCTTGATAGTCTTGGCGGATGATTCACCTAGGATCGGCCGGTATTCCAGGCTTTCACGTTTTAGCTGCAGTTTGAAAGGGTTTTTCATGGTCGGATCACCTGTAACAAGTTTTTAGAATGACATTAAAACGAAAAGAAAAGCCCATAAGTACAGAAAAACGAGCGCGCCTAATAGAATCTCGAGAATTGTTTGTTTCATGATGTTTTCCCCTTAGATAAACGACAAGCCGGACATGCGGAAGCACGCGCCGGATTCGGTTTCGACGTCGATAGTGCCGAACTTGTATACGGCCAATACAGTGACAGTCTGCAAGCGGCCGTAAACATTGATTTTGATTTTCTGGCCAACGGTAGGTTTTTGCATGTCGTTCTCCAAGTGAGTGATTAAAAATTGAGCAGTTGATCTGTAAGACAATCATTTACCGCACACACAATATAGTCGAAAACAAGAAAATGTACAACAATCTTTTGCACTAATTTTCGCTGTTATTTGTGGACTACGTGGACAAGAGTGTGGACTATGAAAATCGGCGCGATTGTCCACGCCACATTCGAGGGACAGTGCGGCTTTTGGCTATTTGTGGACAATGTGGACAATAATTTTTAAGGGATGTTGGGGTTTTAAAATAGTTATCATACTGCTAATAGATTGTCCGGCCACGTCTGCGCTCTCGCACGCGCCGCGATTTTTTTTGCCTCTGTAGATTGTCCACATTGTCCACATAGCTTTTTAGCAACATTTTGTCCGGCAAAAAGTTATCCACAGATTTGATTCCTTTTTGCTAACACTTTTACGTCCGCGCGGCCACCGGTTCGCGTGGACAATGTGCGTGACCCACATGTGCAAACATCGGTTAGTTAGTACTTACTAACCAGGTTGCAGTTAGTTAGCGCTTACTAACCTAGCAAAAGTTAGTGAGTACTTACTAACTTATCAGGCTGACAACAAAAAGAGTGAGTGCTCACTAACCTGGGGGGTGGGGGGCTCGCGGCCGGCCGGTCACGTCTACGGAGGTGTTGCACAAAATTTTTTATTTTTTTAAAAAACCCGCTACTATTCAGGCATGGGCATACATTCGTTACCGCTGACGGTTCGTAAATTAGAGGCCACCGAGTCGCGCCTACAGTCCATCTACGACGCAGCTAAGCTCGGACTGAAGGGCGACACACTGGCGTTGGCTGCAGGCATGTTGCCGCAGGAGTACCGGCACCTCTGCGAAATGGATCCGGTGGCGACGATGGCTGAGCAGAAGGGCCGCGCTGACGGCGAGTTGGAGGCGTCTGCGCTACTGCACGACGCCGCCCGTAATGGCGACGCCAAGGCGGCGTTAGCGATCCTGCAGCACGCCCACGGTTGGACGGCGCGGCAAGAGATCAGCGTCGACGTCACGAACAAGATCAGTATCACTCAGGCGCTGCAACAGGCGCAGTCCCGCGTCATCGACGGGCTGATCACGGAACAGAAATCGGAGTATCTGGAACATGCCCAAGAACAAGCTCGCGCCCACGTCAGCTAACAACCTAATTGGGCTGGCGCCGTACGGCATGCGTTACGCCGGCGAGTCCGGTTTGGATGAGCTGGTGCTGCCCAAGGGCAAAGGTTTCATGGGTGTTATCCCGACCGCCGCTGGCGACAAGATGACTGAACTGTCATCGGCGTTTGACTACAACGGCAAGCTGGTGTCGCATCCGTTGGTTGTGCCAACGCTGACCAAGGATGAGCTAAACCTGTTGAAAAACCTAAAAGATGACGAGCAGATCCCCGAGGGGATTTACCGCAAAGCGCAGGCGCACGCTATTTCGCGACTCGAGCGCGGGCTGAACCCGTTTGCAGGGCCGACCGAACTGCGCTACCCGCAGCCACAGGATTAACGCATGGCGCAACAGCCGATCTATGACGCCGAGGGCGAACAGCTCTTAATGACACGGCTGTGGGCGCCGCAGCTCGCAGATGATCCCGAGGCGTTCGTGTTGTTTGCCTTCCCGTGGGGGCAGCCCAACACACCGCTCGCTAAGTTCAAAGGCCCGCGCACCTGGCAGCGCAAGATACTGCGCAGGATCGCCACGCACATCAAGACGAACAAAGGGCAGCTCGACATGGACGCGCTCAGAACGGCGGTCGCGTCCGGTCGAGGCATCGGTAAGTCGGCCCTCGTCTCTTGGTTAGTGCTGTGGATGCTGTCGACCCGCATCGGGTCTAGTGTGATCGTGAGCGCCAACAGTGAAGCGCAGCTCCGCTCGGTCACTTGGGGTGAGTTGACTAAGTGGCAAGCGATGATCATCAACAGTCACTGGTGGGAGATCAGCGCAACCAAGCTGATCCCGGCAAAGTGGCTGACTGAGCTGGTCGAGCGTGACCTGAAGAAGGGCACGCGCTACTGGGCAGCCGAGGGTAAGCTGTGGTCGGAAGAGAACCCGGACAGCTACGCCGGTGTTCACAACCACGACGGCATGATGCTGATCTTCGACGAAGCCAGCGGTATCCCGGACGGCATCTGGTCGGTCGGTGCGGGCTTCTTTACGGAACCGATCCTAGACCGGTACTGGTTCGCGTTTTCTAACCCCCGGCGTAATCAAGGCTACTTCTACGAATGTTTCAACGCTAAGCGGGCGTTCTGGCACACGGAGAACATTGACTCCAGAACGGTCGAAGACACGGACAAGCAAATCTATGAGCAGATCATTGCGGAATATGGCGAGGATTCGCCACAGGCTCGGGTTGAAGTCTACGGTGAATTCCCTTCGGCTGGTGAAGATCAGTTTATTGGTGCGTCTGCTGTCGACGATGCCGCCAGTCGGCCACGTTACAAGGACGCGACGGCGCCAATTGTTGTCGGCGTTGACCCAGCTCGAGGCGGCGCGGACGCAACGGTGATCGTGGTCAGGCAAGGTCGCGACTTAATCGCAATCAAGCGGTACCACGGCGAGGATACGATGACGACCGTGGGTCGGGTGATCGATGCGATCGAGGAGTACCGGCCAGCACTGACGGTGATCGACGAAGGTGGTCTGGGCTACGGCATACTTGACAGGTTGAAGGAACAGCGATACAAGGTTCGCGGAGTGAACTTCGGATGGAAGTCCAGCAAACCGGTCATGTGGGGCAACAAGCGCGCCGAGATGTGGGGGCTGATGAAGGACTGGCTGCGTACGGCCAGCATCCCGAACGATCGGCAACTGAAGGCGGACTTGACTGGCCCGATGAAGAAACCTGACTCGTCGGGGACGATCTATCTGGAAGGCAAGAAAGAGATGAAGTCGCGCGGTCTGGCCTCACCAGACGCGGCGGATGCACTAGCGGTGACGTTCGCGTTTCCGGTAGCCAGCCGTGAGTCAGGCGTAGAACGTGTGGCACGGGCGACACCGCGCTCGTATCAGCAGACAGCGGTTGCAACTGGCTGGATGGGGAACTAAGATGGCAACGAAGAAAAGTGTGTCATTGAGCGTAGGCCGGGGCGAGAAGCTGCCGGTCAGCAAGGGTGCAGGGCTAACAGCCAAGGGACGAGCGAAGTACAACGCAGCAACTGGCTCGAACTTGAAAGCACCCGCACCGAACCCGCAAACAAAGGCGGACGAGGGCAGAAAGAAGTCGTTTTGTTCAAGAATGGGTGCCGTTGCCGCCAAGGCAAAAGACGGCGAACGTGCAAAAGCAGCACTTAAACGATGGAAGTGTTAATTATGGCTACCAAACCAGGGTTGTACGCAAACATTCACGCAAAACGCGAGCGCATCAAGGCCGGATCTGGCGAAAAGATGAGGAAACCCGGCTCGCCCGGCGCCCCAACCGCGAAAGATTTCAAGCAGTCTGCGAAAACGGCTAAAAAGGGGAAGTAAAATGCCGCTGATTAAGTCGAAATCGGAAAAAGCGTTCAAGCAAAACATCCGCGCCGAGGTTAAAAGCGGCAAACCCGTGAAACAGGCCGTGGCCATCGCGTACGCTACCAAGCGCGCAGCCGCCAAACCAGCGAAAAAGATGAAGTAAATGGACTATACCGGCATAAATAAGGCAGCAAAAGTCGCGGATGTAGGCGGAAACCCGCCGCCGGACGACATCAAGAAAGACACACAGGATGTGCTGTCGACCATGCGAAAGCGCCTGCAAATGGCGTTATCCGCCATGTCGGAGACGCGGGAAGATGAGCTAGACGACCTGCGGTTCTATGCCGGTTCGCCCGACAACCATTGGCAGTGGCCAGCCGACGTGCTGGCAACCCGTGGCGCAGTGCAAGGCCAGACGATCAACGCGCGGCCTTGCCTGACCATCAACAAGCTGCCGCAACACGTGCGGCAGGTGACGAATGATCAAAGACAAAACCGTCCAAGCGGCAAAGTTATTCCTGCTGACGACAACGCCGACCCGGAAGTCGCCGAAATCTACAACGGCATGGTCAGGCACATCGAGTACATTTCAGACGCCGACGTCGCCTACGACACCGCCTGCGAAAACCAAGTCTCTTACGGCGAAGGTTACATCCGCATCCTGACGGAATACTGCGACGACGACACGTTCGACCAAGACATTAAGATTGCGCGTGTGCGCAACTCGTTTTCGGTCTACATGGATCCCACTATTCAAGACCCGTGCGGTGCGGATGCCAAGTGGTGCTTCATTACTGAAGACCTGCAGCGTTCCGAATTCGAGCGCCTGTTTCCAGACGCCAGCCCGCTGACAACCTTGCAGGCGCAAGGCATTGGTGACCAGTCAATCTCGGTTTGGATTAACCAGGACACCGTGCGGATTGCTGAGTATTACTACGTTGAGTACGACAACGCGACGCTGAACCTGTACCCCGGCAACATGACGGCGTTCGAAGGTTCGCCCGAGGCCAAGCAGATGAAACAGATGGGCATGAAGCCTATCCGCACCCGTCAGGTACACGCCAAGCGGGTCAAGTGGTGCAAGACCAACGGCTACGAGATGCTGGAAGAGCGTGACTGGGTCGGCAAGTGGATTCCGGTCGTACGCGTGGTTGGCAACGAGTTCGAGGTCGACGGTAAGATTTACGTCTCTGGTTTGGTGCGTAACGCTAAAGACGCGCAGCGCATGTACAACTACTGGACGAGCCAAGAAGCTGAGATGCTGGCTTTGGCACCGAAAGCGCCGTTCATCGGCTACGGTGGCCAGTTTGAAGGCTACGAGATGCAGTGGAAGACGGCCAACACGCAGAACTGGCCGTATCTGGAGGTCAATCCGGACGTCACCGACGGTTCAGGCGCTGTGCTGCCGTTGCCCCAACGGGCAGCTCCACCGCTGCCACAGACCGGTCTAATTCAGGCCAAGATGGGCGCGTCGGACGATATCAAGTCGACCACAGGGCAGTATGACACCAGTCTGGGAGCGACATCGAATGAGCGATCGGGCAAGGCAATTATGGCGCGCGAGCGTCAGTCTGACACTGGCACTTATCATTACGTGGACAATCTGGCGCGGGCTATTCGGCACGTTACCCGTCAAATTGTTGACATAATCCCGAAGATTTACGACACCCAGCGGGTTGCTCGCATCATTGGCGTGGACGGTGACACCGACATGGTTAAGCTCGATCCTACCCAACAAGAGCCGGTCAAGAAGATCGTCAACCAGCAGGGCATTGAGATCGACAAGATTTACAACCCGAGCGTCGGTAAGTACGACGTCGTGGTGACTACTGGCCCGTCCTACATGACCAAGCGTCAGGAGGCACTGGACGCGATGGGCATGATCTTGCAATCCAACCCGCAGCTCTGGCAAGTCGCAGGCGACCTGTTCATCAAGAACATGGACTGGCCAGGCGCGCAGGAGATGGCCGAGCGATTTGCTCGCGTTATCGATCCGAAGGTGCTGGGCGACGGTTCGGACGATTCGCCCGAGATGCAGATGGCCAAGCAGCAGATGCAAGCGATGGGGCAGGAGTTGGATCAGCTCCAACAGATGCTGCAAAACGTCGGCAAGTCGATCGAGGTGCAGGACTTGGAGCGCAAGAACTTCGAAGCTGAGATCAAGGCGTACCAAGCCGAGACGCAGCGTCTATCCGCCGTGTCTGGCGCTATGACGCCGGATCAGGTGCAAGACGTCGTCATGCAGACGCTACGCGACGTAATGACTACTGGCGACTTGGCGATGAGCGAAGGTGGCCTAGAGCTGCCAGGCGAGATGCCGATGCAGGAAATGCCGCCGGAAATGCAACAAATGCCGCCTGAAATGGGTATGATGCCGCCTGAAATGGCAGAAATGCCGCCCGAGGAACCACGACTATGAGCTGCGCAAACTTCGTAGGTATTTTGTTTTTAGGCCGGGATGTCGCCCATTCGGTGCATCTGAACACCCGCAGCTACGCTAAACACAAGGCGTTAGGCAAGTTTTACAACGGAATTG